AGCACCATCTAAGTGCGTTACTGATACTTGTGTAAGTAGTGCAGATAGCAAAATACCAAAGGTTCAACGATGAAAATAGATATCGAAGACATAAAATTTTGGATGGATGCAATTCGTAACAGCGAAGATAGAGATAGAATGCTAGATAGTTTTTGGGGAGGACAACTATTTTCTAAAAGATGGTTAGTAGAGCATTTAGAAAAAATTTGTAGAATTCAAAATGCAAGTATAGTAATTCATGGCGGCTGGAATGGTGTATTAGCAAGTATGCTTTTTAATAGTAGTGTAGGTATTAAACGTATTATCAGTGTTGACATCGATCCTAAGTGTGAACAAATTGCATATACTATTAATAAAAGACATGAAATTGATGGAAAATTTAAAGCAGTAACTTGTGATATGGCAGAATATGAATATGAGTTCCATCCTGATATTATTATTAATACTAGTTGTGAACATATTACACAAGAAACTTATGACAAGTGGTTAGAAAATATTCCTAACACTCCTACAATTATATTACAAAGTAATAATTATAATAAGTTAGAAGAACATATTAATTGTGTTAATAGTATTGAAGAGTTTAAAGATAAATCTAATTTACATGATGTAACAGGCTTAGAATATAAACCACCTCATGTTGAATACACACGATTTATGTTAGTAGGAAGACCTTAATGTATAAACTAAACGAAATACGAGCAATCCATTTAGAAGTTACATCAAAGTGTCAAGCCTCTTGTCCTATGTGTGCTAGAAATTTACAAGGCGGCATACTAAATCCCTTCCTTAAATTAAACGAAGTTGATCTAGGAACTTTTGTTAACTGGATACCGAGAGATATTGTACGTCAACTAGATCGTTTGTATATGTGTGGTAACTTTGGCGATCCTATTATTGCAAAAGATACACTTGAAATATTTAAGTATCTACGTGAAACAAACGAGTCAATTAATTTAAGTATGAATACAAACGGCAGTGCTAGAGATCCTAAATGGTTTAAAGACCTTGCTAAACTAAATGTACGTGTTCGATTTGGTATTGACGGATTACAAGATACACATAGCAAATATCGCATTGGTACAGACTGGAATAAAATTATAGAAAACGCAAGGGCATTTATTAATGCTGGTGGATATGCTATTTGGGATATGTTAATTTTTAGTCATAATGCTCATCAAGTTGATGCTTGTAGAGATCTAGCAGGTACAATAGGCTTTAAAGAATTTTATAGTAAAAATACAAGTAGGTTTAGAGATGACGAATTACCTGTACTTGATAAAAATGGAAAACAAGTAGATGTATTATATCCAACAGAAAAAAGTACAGAACAAAAAGATAAAATTAAACAAGTAAAAGCCTCAGAAGAAGTTTGTACTATCAAATGTAAAGTAAAAGAAGAACGTGCAATTTATATAGGTGCTAATGGAAACTTATTACCTTGTTGCTGGCTGGACCATGATTATATACAACCTACATCAACAAGTAGAATTGACTTTTTAAATCATTTTGCAAATTACCCTAATTTGCATAGGAATACTATGCAAGAAGTGTTTTCTTCAAACTTCTTTAATAAAATAGAACAAGGTTGGAAAACTAATCCATTAAAAGAATGTAAAAAACAGTGTGGAACATATGACAGATTCAAAGAACAATTCAACTAAAACATTTTGTCCTTTACCGTGGATACACTTAGCAACTCGTCCCAATGGCGATGTGCGTGTATGCTGTACTGCTAATGCCAGTGGCGCAGGTGTAACTGACGACAAAGAAGTTGGACTTGTAAAACGTGATGGTGTTGCAATGAACGTTCGAGATCATACTATTGAAGAAGTATGGAACAGTGAACATATGCGTAATACTAGATTACAAATGTTAAATGGTGAAGTGCCTGCAAGTTGTCGTAAATGCTTTGAAGAAGAATCAAAAGGAATTAAAAGTAAACGTAACTGGGAAACAGAAGTTTGGAAAGAACGTATTGATGTTGACAGCATAGTAGCACAAACTAATGATGACGGAAGTTTACCTGTAAACATTCCTTATTTTGATTTACGTTTAGGTAATATGTGTAATCTTAAATGTGTGATGTGTAGCCCGCACGATAGTTCAAGTTGGATTAAAGACTGGAAGTTACAATATCCGCAATATAAAAATCCTCAACTAAAAGAAGACCAAGGGTGGAATCCTAACTTTGATTATACTTGGTATAAGAAAGGTAGTTTTCTTGACAGTATGAAAAATCAAGCACAGCATATTAAAGAGTTATATTTTGCCGGCGGTGAACCTTTAATGATTCCAGAGCATTATGATATACTTGAATTTATGGTTGCTGAAGGCCATGCAAAAAATTGCATACTCCGATACAATTCAAATGGTACAGAAATTAATGATACAATATTAAAATTATGGACTAACTTTAAACAGGTTAAATTTAATTTTAGCATTGATGCTATTCACGAACGTAATGATTATATAAGATATCCTAGTAAGTTTAAACAAATTGAACAAAACTTAAAACTATTAGACGATACTCCGGATAATATTATAATTAATATTGCTTGTGCAGTACAAGCATTGAACGTACATCATATTGTAGATTTAGCAGAATGGAAACTACAACAAAATTTTAAAAAGATTAATAAAGCACCATTCGGCGCAGGAATAATAGGATTACATTTAGTTTACTTACCTAGTTATATGAACGTTAGAGTATTGCCCAAAGAGATTAAAGAGAAAGTATCTGCAAAGATAACTAACTTTGCAACACATTTTTTACGTGACTTTGAGTTTAATACAAACCCTTATGGTAAAGAACGTTGGTTAGGACTTGTTAATTATATGAATGCAGAAGATTGGAGCCACAAACTTCCTGCATTACAAGAGTATTTAAAAATTAGTGATAAAACTAGGGAACAAGACTTTGTTAGTGTGTTTCCTGAATTGGAGATAGTATATGGACCAAACTGAAATTGAAAGAGCATTGCGTTGGCAAAGCCTAGTCAACTTGGGTCATCAAGTTAAACTTAAATGGCATATCAATCATCACGCTGTTGAACAACAACTAGAGCAGTTTAAAGATAACTGGTGTCCTTATAATGCTAAGAAAGATACACATAACAATAGATGGGGATTACCAGTAACTAGTCACACAGGCGATGTTATGGACAATTACCATTTGAATAGTTTTGGACATATGCAAAAATATCATGATGTTGAAATGAAGGAAGAAAACTTTAACACTCCTACAGAAGTATATCATAAGATCCCCGAACTTAAAAAAATAGTAGATATATTCTCACCCGACATTGGGCGTGTACATTTATTACGTATAGATCAAGGCGGATTCTTCCCACCACATAGAGATTTTCACGGAACTAGTCCAGAATACTTTAGACTGTTAGTTGTGTTTGGAAGATGTAGTCCTGAAAACTATGTACAGATGTTAGACGGTAAACCTTTGTACCCAGAAGCAGGATATGTGTACTTTACAAACTTTCAACTAGATCACAGTGTGTTTAGTTTTAGCGATAACTTGTATAGTCTTATTTTGACAGTAAAACTAAACGAGCGCACACAGAAACTTATACTAGATAACACAATGGCAGAATGAAATTAACTTACCAAGACATAGCAAAAGAAAACTGGTTCCTTGTTAGTTGGACATTAAGTAACAAGTGTAACTATCGCTGTTCCTATTGTCCTGATCATCTACATAACGGTAGTACAGGTCAACCTCAATGGGAAACAGTAAAACGATTTGTTGAAAATTTCAAAGTTACAGGTAAAAATATTTGTTATAGATTAAGTGGCGGTGAACCTACACATTGGAAACATTTTTTAGATCTTGCTAAATTGATAAAAAACCAAGGACACACTTTTAGTTTTTTAACTAACGGTAGTAAAAGTGTAGATTATTATAAAATAATTTCACAATATACAGATGGATATATTATTTCATATCATCCTGAATACGCAGATCTAGAACATATTAAAAAAGTAATACAAAAAAGTTACTGTCCTGTATTTGTTAATCTAATGTTGGCCCCTGAGAACTTTGATGAAATGTTTAACATTGCAGAAGAAATTTATTTAAGTAGTGATAATGTTAGCGTATGGCCTAAAATTATTTTAGATAAATCTAATATAGATGCAATTACAAATACTCCAGCAAAATATACACAGGAACAATTAGATACAATTAAAAATTGGCCTTTCTTTAGTCAACTTCCAGATACACATTTACATAGAGGCGAATTATTTTTAGATGAACAACCAGTTACTGCAAATGATTTAATAGCCAATGATCAAAATAAATTTTATGGTTGGAAATGTTGGGCCGGACTACATATGATTAATGTTGATATGTGGGGTAACATATATAGAGCAGATTGTAAAGAAGGCGGCGCATTAGGAAACATTGAGCGTTATAAGTTACCAACTGAAACAGTACAATGCGGTAAACAAGTATGTGCTTGTTTAAGCGATATCTATTTAAGAAAAGAGAGTGTCTAGTTCAGGACAAACATCTAGTACGTTTGTACCTCTCAACTTATCAAGTTCTACAGTAAATTCAATAAACTTTTCTAAGTTATTAGGATCATAGTTTTCTGTATATTCAGTCTTATCTAAAATAAACGTTGGAAGAATTGTTGGATTAAGATATGCAGGCGTTGTAACTACGTTGTTAAGATATAATTCATAATTGTCTTTGCGTACATTTTCAAACCAACTTCGAATTTCATCTAAGTGACAAACATTATAAGTCATTACAGTTCCAGCAAAAATAACACGATCCATTTTATCAAAGTGTTTTAGATTTTCTTCAAATTGCTCAAATGTAAAGTTATTACCGCCTCGAATGTACTCGTATAATTTACCTACACCTTCAATACTAATGTGCCATTTAGTTTCTTTAAACTGTTGTGCAAGTTCGTCAAACTCTAAATCAACAATAGTACCGTTTGTACTAATATCAAGTGTAATATTTTTAGAAAGATCTAATTCGATTAGTTTTTGCATTATTTGTTTGTTTGCCGGTTCCATATAAGGTTCGCCGCCTTTAATATTAACATACTGCAAGTTCTTAAAATATTCTGGATATTCAAATAATCTATCAACGATATCCGGCGATAGATTTCTATAACCAAAATCTGGCTCATGTATAGGACGTTGAATTCCTAATGAATCAAGTTTAAGATCCTCTTTGATCCAAGCAGTTGAGTTTACCCCACTACACATACGACATTTTAAATTACAAACATTACTCATATTAAATTCTAAAAAGTAAATGTCATTCTTACCTTTGCTTTCTGGTTTAAGCATAGGATTTAATACTTGTTCAAAAAACTTACGCCTGCTATGTCCGTTGGTACTTTCTTTTGCCGTACATTGTAAACAGTTGCTAGGAAACTCTCCGGTTGCAATTATTTGTTGTGTTAATATTAATCCAGGATGACGAAGTATTGTTGGCAAATCATCTTTAAGTAAATTTCCGTGACGACCTGTGTAAACACAATCAGGTACAACGTCACCGTTGAAACGTATACTTAAGGCGTGCCAAGGAGCGTAACAGTTCATAGTACAGCCACCGTTTCTATGTCCAACCAATCGTTAACAGTAACTAGTGTTGAACTATCATCGTGTGTATTATAAACGATTGTGTGTATTTTGTCTTTGTAAATTACAGGACGCCCAAACATTAAATTATCTGGATATGTTTTTGAAATCCATATTCCGTTAGGGTCTACTTTATATAAAGAACATCCAGGAGTTCCTGCTGGTAAGAAATAAGCATAGCCTTTAAAAGCAATACCGCTACGATATCTAAACTTACCACCGTAAGTTTCTTTTATACTAAATTGAAAACTTTCTTTAGTAACAGTATTAAACACTACACCTTTATTACTTTCTCCATGTTCTGTTCCGTATGGTAATCCAATAATAACATCGTCAACTAGTACTTGTGCATTATATTTTTTAGCAAAGTCGTCAACATTTAATTTATGTAGTTGGCATTCTTTTGTTTTTGTATCAAACTCAATTACTTCGTTTAGTCCTGGAGTTTCTCCGAACGGTAAACTAAAAAGTTTATCACCTACAACAACAGCATCGGTATACTTGCGTGATACTTCTGGTAAGTCTAGTTTGTGCTTAATTACTTTCTTGCCATTAAACTCTAGTATGTTTGAATAGTGAACACTTTCACCTCTTGGCATACTGTAATAACTTCCGTTACAATACACGGTACCCATATGTGCTTTCTTTTCGTTTGTATCTACTTCAACGGTTTTAACTTCGTTGTCTTTAATATAAATTAAGAATTGGGTATCTTCGTAACCTAGAGGAAAACTACAAGCAGTGTTACCGTGACTAGCAACACTATAGAATTGTCCCTTACCTGTTTTATCTAGTGTATGGTATATTGGCTTTTTATCTTTTAGTTGTACAACAACATTTAGGTCATCGTAAATGCCATATGGAATAAGCCATACGCTGTCGTCAGTAACTCCTACAGCATTAAATTTACTAGTTGCAGGTGGCACGTTATCTAAAGGAATAAGACTGGTGTAGTCTTTGTAGAACGCACACATATCATATTCTTCGTTGTTTCTAGTACCAAAAGGCGGACTAATTAATTCGTCCTTGTTTACTTCTAGTACAAGATGTCTAATACGTGCTTCTTTATAAAAATCTTCAAATGCTTTATACATTGTTTAAATCTATTGTGTTTAATACAGTGCCAGATATTGTATCAAAAATTAATACTGTTTGAAATGTTTCACTTTCACCGTATGGAAATGCAAAAATTGTGTCTTGTACCATTACACAATCATTATACTTTTCTATAGTTGTACTGTCTTTAAAATGATCACCGATATCTATAGTATATGTACTATCGTCTTTTGTATCAATAACCAATACTTCTGCTAAATCGCCCTGGCTCTTCCAAGTATCTTCAGGTTCACAAACACAACCGCCTCTTGGAATATAATAAATTTTCCCTTGACTATTTTCTAACCCAGTAAAATATTTTTTACTTTCTTTTCCTATGTCTAAATTTTTAATATACCAATCATCTGTAACACTGTTGATCACCAGCATCTCACTCCAGTCTTCATCGTGACCTGCTGGAGGAAAATAAACTTTTCCGTTTTTTGCAACAGTATGTGAGTAGTATTTTCTACTAGTTTGTTGTTGTTTTGTTTTTACACCTTGCCAACCTTTTCCGTCAAACTTTGCTAGAATGTCAAACACAGGACTTTCGCTATATGGTGGTGCATATAATTTGTTACCCACTTTTGCTAGTGTGGTAAACTTTTTATTACAGGTTCGATCCTCATCGTAGTCTACCCACCAAGAACTCATATCAATTAATTTATAACTGCTATTAAAACAATCATACTCTAATCTATAAGGAAAGAATGTGTCGTGATTTTCACCTCGGGGCATTCCGTAAATAATACCATCTACCATTTGTGTAGTGTGCCACATTTTAGTATCAGTAACAGGAATGTCTAAACTCATCATTTTAAAGTTATGCGATTTCATATTGAAGTCTAGTACATAGGTAAACGGTTCGTGTTCCCCGTAAGGAATAGCAATAATTCTATCACCGTAAACGTGTCCTTGTACATACTTGCCTCGTCCTTTTATTCTTAAATCAACATAATCAACACTGTCGTCTTTTGTGTCTACAATTAGGATACGACTTTCGTTATAGGGCAAGAAATAGATCTTGTCACGATGTACAATACCTTTTTGCCATTTTTCTGTGGAATCATCTACATCTAGTTTAATTTTTTCTATACGATATGTGCGTGGATCCATCTTGAGCATATAGTCAAGAGATTCTGTAAGTCCGTAAGGAGGAACATAAATCATTCCATTGCTACCTACTGTAGCATAACTAAATGCTTGCGGTGTCAAACTTATCTCCAAAGGCACTTTTTAAATCACTTTTTAGTTTTGTTAATACTTCTTTAGGATTATAAATGCCAACGTTATCCCAATCAACCATATACATATTATCTCCGTCGATTATAATATTACTTAGCACCCAATCTCCATGTGCATACGGTTCAGTTTCTTTTATATTACTAACACAAAAATTATAAATTTTATCTATAAATTCTGGAGTATGTTCAAACGTATTTGCAGGAGTGCCTGGAATAATATTAAAGCAAATATACATACTACTATCTTCAATGCCGTGCGATTGTACATAACCGGGCATTATATTATTTAGAACATCGACGTGCCATTCTAACCATTCCTCGTCAATGTAGTGCCAAACTTTTTTATAACAGTTGTTAAGTTTATAAACCCTACGTGCTTTTTCTTTGTTTACTTTAACTAATTCCATATGCTTGTGCTACTTCTGGTAAGTAGTCCTTAATATTTACACGTCTAAAGTTATCTAGTTTTGTAATTTCTTCAACAAAAATTCTTTGTTGATTTGTATCAGCAGGTTCACTAAACCAGTTTGTGTTAATTTTAAATTGTTCTTTTAAACTATCTGGAGCATTTTTAACGTGTAACCAATCGGGTTGAGAAAGGTAATTTTCCCAGACCTGCAAATTGTGTTTATCACTCCATTCTAATAATTCGTTATGGTATGCACTGTTCAGTATACTTAAACACGGAGCAATATCTGTCTTATACATATCTTTATAACGCAATGTATTTTCTTCTACAGTTTTCCAATCTGCGCCGTACCTAATGTATTCAATTCTTTTCCCTACAGAGTCCATACTTACACTCATTATAACACGATTAAAGCGTTTGAGCAAGTTGTGTACACGAGGATTAAATAAACTTCCGTTTGTATTAAACCGTATAGTAACACTTGAGTCTAGTCTTTCTAAAAACTGTGGCAAGTGTTTAACCATCATAGGTTCGCCTCCTGTCAGGTAAACTTCTTTTAATGGCAAGTTTTCAAAGTAGTGTAAAAATTTTTCATCATACCAGTTGTAATTTTTTACATCTAGTACAGTATGATATGGATTTAAGTTTTGTCTAGCCATTTCTGCGGCTTCTTCTGCAATGCTACTACTTGCACCACTATGACAACTTATACATTTAAAATTACAACTATTACCAAAACGTAAATCTAAGTGTGTTATATCAGGACCGTAAAAGTCCTTTTGTTGACGTCTGCTAGGTATTCCTGCTTCTTCATGTTTCTTGCAAGTAATACAAGCATCAGGCCATTCGTCTTTTGCTAGAAGTTCTTTAGCATTTATAACAGGTTGACTGTTAAGCCATTGTTGCGGAGTATGTGTATGCACAGTTTCTACATTATCAGGCTCGTTACTAGTACAGCATAATCGATACTGTCCGTTTGCCGCAATGTATACGTGACTTTCTAAAAGTTTACATCTCATAGCATATGAGCCTTATGCATTAAATCATGTACATTATCTGTAACTTCTGTTAATTCAACACTTACAATATTTTTATATTTGCTTAACATTCTTGTCCAAGAGTCTCTGTTTAAATTATATACATTGTTCCAATCTAATGGCATAACTAATTTTCCAACAACAATGTATCCTAACGCCATATCTAATGTAATTGGCTTATCTGTATTTTTCTTATACCAATCAACAAAATGTTTTGTAACTGTAAACGGAGTATCGTATGCAGAACGATATAACATATATCCCTCGCAATTAATATGCTGTTGGGTAACTACTTCGTTAATCCTATCACCTTCGCCTCTGCCACAAATTTCTAACCAATGTTTACCTAGTGTATTGTAACCCATACACAGGTCTCCAAAGTTTCTGTCCATTCTAAAGTATAATAGATCTTCGTTTTCAATTGGCAACGTAGTAGCGCCTTCAAATCTAAAAAAACTATTAAGACGGGGCGAGTCTTGATTACTTAAAAATTGTTCATAAACGTGTATTAATCTATTTAACCTATCGTAATCTTCTGAATGATTTTTATTTTCTATAAGTTTGTGTAATTCGCTTAGAGAAGCATTTGGATCAATATTTAAATTAGTTGTAATATTTACAATTTCTTGCTTTAATTCTTCTTCATCTTTTGTATCTAATACAAAACTTGTTTCCTGTACTAGTGGTTTATTAATATTTTGTTGTAACAAATACAAAAATTTGTTTGCTGGGTGATGATCGTATAGCACATATGTTAATGGTAATAACTTCTCGCCGTTAGAATATGTTACGGTAATACCAGGCTTATTACAATATATTTTTTCAGGCAATAAATATTCCATATGCAAATAGTTTCTCTTACAAACCACCATCCAAAAAATCGAGTTGATATCAACTTTCAAATGGGTAACACTTGTAATTATGCCTGTTGGTACTGTTTCCCTGGCAGTCATGAAGGCACATATCGCTGGCCTGATCTGGATTTAGCAACTAAAAATTTAGAACATATTATTAACTGCTATAAAGAAATTGGTAAAACAGAATTTCAAATAGACCTAATTGGCGGGGAACCTACACTATGGCCAGAGTTAATTAAATTTACACAACACTTTCGTAACCTTGGATGTACGTTTCATTTGAGTACAAACGGTAGCAGAACTTTATCATGGTGGGAGAAAAATGGCGGTGAGTTTGACACTGTTTACATTAGTTGTCATCACGAACGTATTGATGTAGAACACGTTAGTAAATTAGCAGATATGTTATGGAGCAAACATAACAATGTTATTTGTGATGTGCTTATGGATACAAAGGATTGGGATACTTGTGTAACTATTGTAGATAGATTGTTAGAAAGTGAAACAAGTTTTCCTGTAAATGTTAAACCTATTAAATTAGGAAATACAACACAAGACACAACATATGAACAGTCGCAGTATCTACTAAACCAACGTAAAAGAAATCCTAAGCAAGACGAAATTTTTAAACCTAAGAAATCTAAACCTCCAGTGTTATTAACATATGAAGATGGTAGTACACAAGAAGTATCAAAAAACTATGTTCTAATAAACAATTTAAATAACTTTAAAGGTTGGAGTTGTAATTTAGGAGTAGACACTGTGTTTATAAACTTTGACGGAAGTATAGGCAGTGTGTGCGGAAATAATATTTTAGGATTTAAATCTGGAGAGTATAATTTATATGATCCTAAACTAGCAGAAAAATTTAAGCCTATTATAAAACCGGTTACTTGTGAAAAAGAAAAGTGTATGTGTCAAGTAGGATTTTTACTTCCTAAACACCGCAAGTTTTAGAACAGATATCATATCTATTTTCGTTATTCCAACTTTCAGGCAAATACTTATTAAACCATTCACTGTTTAGTATTTCTTCTAAACTATAATCGTTTACACTTAACCAATCAATACTTGCTACATCTACAGCATAAGGACTGTCTGGGTTACGAGGATATCTATCACTTAAAAAATAACAGCAAGGAAATACTTCGCCCATGTGACTAATTTGTATTTTACGTTTTGTTTGCCATTTGCATTTAATAGTTGTTTTAGAAAAGTCTGTAATATTTTTAATACGTTCTACATTGTCAAGGTGTTTTGAATCGTATTTTATTTTACGTGCAGATTCTTTTTTGTTTGCTTTAAAACTTTCTATTGCTTTATTAGTCAAACTATTAATAGCACTAAAAGTATGTCCGCCATTAATTTCAAAGCGTTTAAACCCCATGTCAATACTTAATTGTTCACACTGTTCAATTTGATGTGCATTGTGTTCAAACACTAGCATACGCCAACGTGCCATACCACCTGCTTTAATAAATGTACTAGCATTAGACATTACTTTATCCCATATTACGCCTCTGCGATATAAATGGTTTGTATCTTCGAGTCCGTCTATACTAAATGTAACATGACTGCCAAACGGAAACGGTTGTAGTACATTTGCTAATTCTGCCCATTGTGTTCCTAATCCTCCGTTTGTGTGTATAACAACTACGGGCGGATTTTTATAACCTGCTAGGTGTTCTAGTGCCGGAATTAAATTTGGATTAAAAATTGGATCACCGTAACTACCGTTAAAGATAACTTCTTTAATTTTCAGGTCTGGAGTGAAGATATTGCGCCAAGTATCTAAAGTCATATGCTCTAAAGGCATACGTGGATTTACTGTAACACCTCCCAAATTTCTACTGCAATTTCCGCACATTGAATTACAATGACTTGTGAAATCTATTACAATCGTATCTACATCGTCTGGGTGCAAGTAAGGCATAAGTATATTTATAGATAACTGCGTACTTAATTATGAAACAAGAAACATTATCAGAAGCAATAAAAAAAGCCAACCTTGGCGACAAGGTAATGGACGATAATGCTATGTGTGCAATGAAATGGATTCATTGTTATGTGCACCTCAGCGAAGGTATTGTAAAGAATTGCCACAACGTACCACAACGTTTTATCACACAAGAAGAACTAGACAAGTATGGTAAAGATGTGTTTATGAAACATCCATACGAACTAGAGCGTAGACAAGAAAAACTAGACAACATAAGACATAAAGATTGTAGTGCTTGTTGGCGCAACGAAAAACGCGGAGTAAGAAGTCCAAGATTACCCGGAAAGTATTTTGAGTTTCATCGTGAGCGTTTTGAAAATCCTGCAGATATATTAGAACCGTTACCTAGTCAACTTGAAGTATATTTTAATAACACTTGTGATTTAAAATGTCAATATTGTAACGATGTTTTTAGCAGTCAGTGGGAAGTTGAGAATCGTAAGTTTGAAGTAGCACCAAGACAAAAACATACAGCACCAGATGGCTTTGCAGATACATTTTATGAATGGTTAGATGATGCTGTTGACAACGTGTTACAATATTATATTTTAGGTGGAGAGCCTTTAATACAAAATGAATTGTATGATTATCTTGATAGACTAATTGAATTATTTAGAAAGAAATCAAACAAGTTTAATATTAAACCTGTTATTATTTTAATTAGCAACGGCAACACTCCAGAAGCATACCTAAACAAGTGGTTTGAAAAGGCTACTGAGTTAGAAAAATATGCCAGTGTTCAAATGGATATTAGTATGGAAAGTTACGGAGAAAAAGCAGAATTTATTCGTACTGGCTTAAACTGGAATAGATTTGCCAGTAATGTAAAACGTATTATGGAGTTTGCAAAAGGTAAAGATTTTAGATTAAGGTTTAGTACAACTCACAGTGCTTTAAGTATTACAAGTTGTTTAGATTTTTTACAATGGTTAAAACAATTAAAAGAAGAAACAGGATGCGATGTTGATTTAATTAGAAGCAATGTTTCATATCCAGTGCAACTAGCACCGTGGATGCTAACAAAAGAATTTAAACCTTACATTAATGACATTGTTAAATGGATTAATAAACAAGCACCTGAATGGAATTACTATGCTGACTTTATGAAAACAATTAAAAAGAGTTTTGGAAAACATTCAAACTCAGATAAGATTGAAGTTGTTAAATGGGTAGAGCGTACAAAGATAAGACGTAACTTAGATTTAGTAGAAACATTCCCTGAACTAGAATCGTGGTATAAGTATTGTCAAAATCACCGCTGATAAATATAGGTACAACATGAAGTACATATCAAATTACAACCCAACACTAATTACACCACAATTCGTAGATGGACTAGAATATGACATTATTGAACTTCCGTGGAAACTAGACGTAGATAAACTACAGGAGTGGTACAGAAAAGTAGACAGTACATATGACAACTTATATTTTAGTTGGCGTAAAGAGCAATATCTTAAAGACAAGTATCATTTAAAAAATATTGAAACAGCATTTGCTGGTGAAGTAGGAACTGAAGGTAGAGGTGTACACGATGAAGGGTATCATATTGTGCGTTACATTAAAGAACAGTTTAAACACCCAGAAGAAATACTTGTAATGGAAGTTAGTTGGCCTGTTGAAAAAGAAATTCCATGTCCGCCTAAATGGGCAGGCAGAGAAGATTTATATCCTGAACTTTCTACTAATGCACCTAAACGTGTGCAAGAAAAATTTAAGTTTGGGTATTTTAAAGAACTAGTAGAATACTTTGGAGAAGATATTTTGCGTGATGTTAGTATTAGGAAACATCAACCAAATGCAGTATTAGGAAAGCATATAGATGGTCCTAATGTACAGAGATTACATATTCCTGTGACTACCGGCGAAGGTGCTATATTTGCATACGGAGAAAACTTGGAAAGAGAATATAACTTACAGTTAGGTAAAGCATATATTATTAACGCCGCAGTGCCACACGGTACATTTAATCGTAGCGGTATTGATCGCAGTCATTTACAAAGCAAGCCACATACAGATGCTATTGTTAGAATGTGTAATATGGAGATAGTGCTTTGAAAGAACTAGAACAGTACTGGCAAGAAAACAACAAGGAATACGAATTTAAGTATCCAGAGCAGTTCGATCCTAAATGGATTGTAATGGAAAGTGGCTGGCCTTTTTTTAAATTAAGTGCATTAGACAATCAACCTTGGAAAGAGATGCACATTGAGGCAGAAGCGTTACTTGAATATTTTAAAGATCACAGAACTGACTATGGAGAAGGTTGGAAGAGTCTTACACTACACGGACTTAGTGAAGATACACAAACACTAAACAGTTATGGCGATCGTGCTGAAACTATCAAACAGTTGGACTGGACTTGGGTAGCAGAACAATGCCCTGTAACTAAAAAGTTTTTAACAGATGTGTGGCCTGCAGAGTTTTTAAATCGTGTGCGTTTTATGTTACTAGAGCCGGGTGGATATATACTTCCGCATCAAGATAGAGCCGATGAGGAAAAACGTTTAAGTGTTTGTAACATCAGTTTAAACAATCCAGAAGGTTGCGAGTTTGTAATGAAAAATCAAGGGCGTGTACCGTTTGAAGATAAAGGCAGTGCGTTCTTAATGGATATTTCAAATGTACACAGTGTATGGAATCGCAGTGATGAGCCTCGTATTCATATGATTATTCATTATGAACTAGGTAAACGTATTCGCGACTTTTTCTATGTGCTAAGACAAAGTTATTATACTAATAGAGGTTAACGTGAAAGATTGGAATAGTATTACCGTAGATAGATATTGGGAACAAATTAAAGTACCCAATGATGTTGCTATTGGCATATTAGATATCTCACGCGATATTGATAGTCGTACTGTTGCTAAACGCAGTTTTGATATGACTTACTTTTATGTTAATCGTATGATTAAAATGGGTATGTGTACTTTTGTTGGGTTTGAAAAACGTGTAGAAACTATATTAGAAAATGCTCTAGCAAAAAACAAAAAGTATTGTATGGTTGCTTGTCAAGGTTTATTGTTATATAGAGGTCCTAGTTTAATTACACAGAGCCTACATTATGCAGACAACAATCCAAACTTTTTTGTTGTAGGGCATATTATGGACAAAACAAAACAGCACTATCTAACTAAAGGTGCTTATCCAGGTTTACACAGACAATATCTATTTGTTAATTTAGAAACTTGGAAACAGTTAGGTAAACCAGCCTTTGATGAAATGGGAATATTCAAAGATAGAAAACCTGTACTACAAAATTATCAATTAAGCAATGAAACTGTACACAGTGATTATACGCCTGATTGGATACAAGGTACGCAAGGTGAAACAGAATATCAAATAACTTCTGATGGAAGTAACTGGATTGATATTGCTTGTCGTAACGGAATACGTATTGATAACTTAGATAATGATATGCGTGACTGTAAAGTATTTCTATATCCTTATAGCGATACAAAAGAGTTAGAGGAAGTATGGTATGATAAAGACATTAACAAAATTGATAAACTTTCTAACCAATCGCAAAAAGCCTGGCTTAGAAAACTACAGTACCAAGAGTACATTGAAAAAGACAGAGTGTATGCGTTTAACACAGAAACACTATCTGCTGAAGGAGTAAGAACAAATGGAAAAGTTATAGATCATTTGTTTACTGCCGCGGCAGGTTTTAAACCTCTTGCTATATTAAATGCTAACGGGTTTCACAATAGTACAACAGTACATTATTTTGATTGGTGCAAATCAAGTTTAAACTATAAAAAGCATTTATTAGAAACTTGGGACGGTTATGATTTAGATAAATGGTTATTAGAACACGACTTAGATTATAACTTTAGTTCTACATATAGAGGAAACTATAAACAGTTTTGGGAACAAGAATTAAAAGACTTTGGTGGTAGTTTAGCATTTCAAAGACTCTGGGAAAGATACAAAAAATTAAAACATGAATTTCATGTTATTGATATTGTAAACGAAAGCGATAAACTGTTTGATGAAATTAACAAAACACACGGTACAAAGGTATTATGGACTACTAACATTTGGAGTAGTGAAATGTTACACTGGAATGTTGAGCCAGAAGTAATAGAACAAAAGTGGTTAGAGTTTGAAAAGCGTGTACCAGATGATTTAGTTTTATATGGACATGATTACGTAGCAGTTGATATGAACACAAGATTAAGGAGTGGTGTAAAACTAACACACTTGCATTATGATTAAAACAGTTACATATTCTAAACAAGGTATACTAGACTATGTTAAAAATATTGACATAGCAAATACACCTGACTATTTTATAAGTGTGTCAACAAGTCACGGACCAGAAAGTTTTCGTTTATTTGAAGGTGCGTATCATAATGTTATTAGTTTGTTTTTTGATGATGTAGAAGTAGATTGTTGGAAAGACATAGAAGATGGCAGACGTGTTTGGTGTAATGCTATGACAGAACAGCAAGCCACAGAACTGTTAAGTTTTATTAACAGTATTCCAAATGACACAACAGTACATATTAATTGTAGTGAAGGACAGTCCCGCTCACCCGCTATTGCACAGTTTATTAATGAACATAGAAACAATGTAAAAGAAAATAATCCTCTAGTTAATCAACACGTATTAAAACTATTACAGGAAGCAACAGGGTATAAACGTTATATTGAAAAACATGACGAAGTAAAGTTAGGTTGGAAAATTAAAAAATGGTTCCCAGTTGATATTAATAAAATACAAAATTGGTATTATAGTTTAGAAGAAAGATACAGTGATTGGAAATTTATTGTAGGAGAAAATCATCATATATGGAAATTTCCTATTACAGACCCAGAAGGCAAAACAGGACATCGCTTAATGGATGATACAGCATATTATACACTTTGTTGGAATAGTGATGAGCCAGGCCCTAAGCCATTTGAACAAGGGTGTGCTAAAGACGAATATAAAGATAATGATGATGACAATCTAAATCCTCGTATGTGCTTTGACGGTTATGCTTTAGACATTGTACAAGGTTTACCTGTACGTAGTAAAAAATGGTTAGTAACTATTCACACTCCGGGTACTAAACTAATTACACATCAAGACGCACCAGACAAGATTAGAGTACATATTCCTATACACACAAATAATAATAGTAATTGGATAATTGACGGTGAAGAATATCATATGGAACCCGGCTGGGCATATCTTGTTAATACAACAGTTCCACACAGTGTAGAGAACAAAGGGTCTACTGATAGAATACATTTATATGGTAAAGTATGGACAGAAGATGTAAGGAAGTTAAACTTATGAAAGTTGTAATTACTGGAGGTAGAGATAGCGGAATTAAACCTGGTGTACATACTATGAACAGTTGGTTACATGATTACTTTAGTGAAGGTAATGAAGTAATACAATTGAGTAGAGAAACAGGATATGATTTTGATAAAGACTACGACAAGTGTGTTGAGATAGCAAGAACAGCAGATATATTTGTCAATAGTGCTTGTGTTAACGATTATCAAATTCGCTTCTTAAATGACGTTTACGGTTATGTTCCCTACTTATTAACTATTGGAAGTATTGCAGGTGAATTCTTAGAAGTTCCTCAAGGATATGATAATCATCCTAACTATGTTGAAGTTAAGAATAAATTAAAGCAACGTTGTAAATGGATCCAACTAGAACAAATGGATAATCAAACAACTAAATTATTACATTTGAATATTACAGAAACACGTGATCCTAAGTATAATATTATAGGATTAGAAAAAACAGATTTAAATAAGGTACTAGACTTTTGGTTTGAGAATCCTATTATGTCAAATATTGATATGAGATTCTTTACAGAAAGTTATCATAAAGAATATAAACGCAATAAAGTACAAAGGATTATAGATCACTACAATGATAAGAGAAGTTAAAACACTTAACACAACAGTTGACATTAATGAATTGCAAGACTACTATAAGCAATTAGTAAATAGTCACCAAGACTTGTGTTGGAGATATAAAGATAATGTTAGTGAAGGCGTTGGCGGACACGTACTTGACAATGCTTATGGTTGGGCATTACAAAGTAATCTTGATGATTTAACATTACCTTGTCCTCCGTACAATGTTACTGAAGAACGCAAAATGCATCCTTATAAAGATACTAAATTAATGTTTGGCATTGCTCGTAAATTACAAGATGCGTTTCCATTTGCACATCAGTTTAGTGTAGTTGTACACCCTCCAGGAACTTTTATTAACTTTCATAGCGATAGCGATAATTATTTAAAAGTACATATTCCTATTGAAACTAATAGCAAAGCATATTTTCAATTTCAACCAATGCGTAGATTTGTTTTGCCAGCAGACGGAAGTATGATTCTAGTAAATACTAATATCAAACACGGTACATACAACGAAGGTGATACAGATAGAGTACACTTATTTTTTAAGATACCTATTGATAAAGAGAATGAAGTAGTAGGAATGGAAGGTAAGATATGAGAGTAATACAAAATTACGATCCTAAAGATATTACAATGGATTTATTGTATAATGACGACTCGTGGGGTGCTATTGAATTAAATGTCAAACTAGATGTTTATGAATTGCAATCTTATTATAATACTATACAACAAGAACACAACTATCAATATTTTGACTTTCAAAACTTTCCTGAGCGGTTAACTATTGAAGTTAGTAAGCAGTATATGGAATTAGGTTACTGTGGATACTATTGCGGACCAATTAGCGGATATACTCTTGCTTGGCCTAAAGAAAGATACGAACCACTGCCGCCACCTAGTCAAGCAAATGTAGATATGTTTCCTGAAACACTCGATCCAGAGTTTTATGAAAAGTGTAACGTGTTACCTCGTTTTAGATTTGGCTATATGAATACACTAATTGATATGTTAGGTGAAGACAGTTTTAAGCAGTGCATTATTACAGAACACGGACCTAGTGCAACTATTCAAACACATAAAGATTCAAATGCTAAGAAGTTACACATACCACTAAGAACAAATTCACAAGCGGTGTTTACCTTTGGTGAAAACAGAGAATTAAAATTTAATATGCGTGTAGGTAAAGTATACATTCTAAACACCAGTGCTTTTCACGGTACTGAAAATTTTGGTGATACTCCTAGAGCACATTTTATTACTCGTGTTGACGAAACAAAAATACAGGATATAATTGCTTTATGAATGTAACTATTGTAGGCGGCGGAACAGCAGGTTGGATGACAGCCGCATATCTTTCTAAAAAAACTGATTGGAATATTACAGTTATTCAAAGTCAAGATATACCTATTATAGGTGTAGGCGAAAGCACACTTCCAAGTATGTATGACTTTATTCAAGAGTGTGGTTTAACAGAACAAGATTTATTTGATAACTGTGATGCTGTCCGTAAGTACACAATAAAACATAAAAACTGGCACGGCGAAAGTTGGTTCCATCACTTTTGTTTTAATGAAGCAGAACACGATGAACAAATGCGTTGGATGGAAAACTATGAGTTACCAGATAAAAAATGGCGCCATGCTTATCACATAGATGCAAATAAACTTGGTATTATGTTGCGTGACAAAGTAGCATTACTAAATGGTGTTAAATTAGAAACACGTACACTAGAAACTATTGACGATTTACAAGCAGATTTAATTATTAATTGTACAGGGTTTAATAAACTATTTCCTAAAAAAGAATATGTAAAAACACGTCTTAAAAACAACTGTGCAGTAGTAGCACCTAGTTACGATAAAGAATTAAAATATTACACAGAAACAACTGCTATGAGTAACGGGTGGATGTGGAATATTTACTTACAAAATCGTATTGGTAATGGATATGTCTTTAGTACAGAACATCAAACAGTTGAAGATGCTAAACGTGAATTTATTGAAACGTGTCCTTATACTCTTGAACTAGATAAAATGCGAGTAATACATTGGGAAAGCAAATACTGTTTAACTCCGTATCAAGATAATATTTTAAGTATTGGATTAAGTGCCGGATTTATAGAGCCTTTAGAAGCACAAGCAATTTGGTTAATACAATATCAAATCGAAATGCTAGTAAAATTATACGGCAAACAAAAAGTTTACAATAGACAATGGATTAAAGTTGTAAAGCATATTGAAGATTTTCTTGCATTGCACTACGAAGCAACAAGTAAAGACACACCCTATTGGCAAAATCAAGTAAAAGAAATTAAGATTAAAAAGAAACCGTTTACTATCTTTGATGAATATAGTTTTAGGTGTTTAGCCAACGGTTACGCTCTTCCTCATACTTCTTAACATCAATTCTCCATATTCTTTGGGGAACATAAAACAGCATAGCACTTTGCTCTAATTTCCAAATGCCAGTCTTTGCTAACATAGGCATCATAGTATCGTTCATGCGTTTACTTTTACCACCGTCGTTGTTGATGTTAGTTGTAATGTAAAGTTCGGCATCTGGGTTTTGTCTAGTTGCCCAAGTAATTTGTAATGGCAACAAATAACTTAAATGTATTCCTGTTTTAAATATATTACGTCCAACACCTAGTGTGTAGCCTGGCAACTGTGCGCCTCTAAATAAAAGTCTATAAGCATTAGGAGATACTTCTGGTAATTTGTGTGCACCAGCAATACTAACAATTTTATCTCCATCAAATGCCGCACACCAAAAAGGACACCAGTCCCATTTCATTTTTTCTAATGATGTGTTATTACTGAAGTCTTGAGAATTACAAAATTCTTCTACTGCGGGTTTGTCATTATTAGTTAATGCTCTAAACTTTAGTTTTCCAAGTTTGTCCATTTGTTTCTTTTGCTCTCTTAACAAATCTTACAGGGTTCATTTCAAACAAATCTCCTGTTGCTTTTCCGTTTATATAACACTCATGTAAACTACTGAAACTAATTGGATAAAACATCACATGATCATCTTTTATGGTATTTAAATCAAATGATGTACTGTTATAACCAATCATTACCGGTGGAGGAAACTCAGTCATACCATACCAATTTGCTACAGTTTGGACACCACGTTCTCTAAACGCATCTATAAAACTTTGTTCTATTTTGGAACTACCTGTAACCATATAACGTACACTGCTCATATCTAACTGTTTAAATGCTTTAGTGTTACTTAATAGTTCTAAATGCCGCGGTATTAACGCTATAACCGTCGGTTTAACGCGGTTAAACAGTTCAGGGTAGGTGTAGGTACTAAAGTTGCTAGAAACGTGCTGTGCGCCGCTTAAAAACGCAGGAAGAGCGGTGATTGTGTAGTGGGCAATAGTGTTTGCAGGGAACACATCGAGTACTATATCGTCTTTGGTAAGTCCAATTTCTTTTATACTTTTGGTTGCACATTCTTTTATATAATCCCAAGAATGTTTAACCTCTTTTGGTTCGTCGGTACTACCAGATGTGAATAGTGTAAGAGTGCTCATACACTTACTTATTTTAAAAAGTTTTTGGTAAAGTTAATGCTGGTTAGTACAGTGCGTTCCAAGCAACACCATCATAGTATACTGGATAACTTACAGCACCGCCTTTTGATGCTGGATCCCAGTTAGTACCGTCAGCAATAACAATCATTCCTTCTACTGCTGTAGGAGCACTTGTTTGTGGTGCTAGTTTCATAAACCCGTTTACGTCTAAGTGTGCATCTGCAACGTGTACTGCCGCTTGGTTAATAGCAAAGTAACCACGTGCATCAAAAGATGCCGCAACCAATGAAGGTGCTGTACCTGTTCCTGCATTGTTAAGGAAAATAATTTTACCTTTAGCAGTATCATTGGCAACTGTTTCATTATTGTCAACAGTTAATGCAATAATTGCGTTTGGAACATTACCTTCAGTGCCGCTACCGTCAACATCTGGATCAACTGATCTAGAACTTAAAACGCCAACATAATCACCTGCTGTTGCTTTAACAGGAGTAACCATATCGCCGTGACGTGCAGTAAATGTAAACTTGGCACTATCATTAATGCCAGTACCTGCAATGTTAACAATTTCAATTGGCTCAGATCCGTCTGCGTTAACAACCTGGAATACGTTAGAAACTACATCGTTAATATCGCCAATACGAACTTCATTAACACCTTGAACTGTAATCTGATTATCAACAATGTTCATTACACCATTAAACAGTTTAACAGTACCGTCTGTTCCATCAATGATTGTACTAGAATCTTCAGCAAATACAGAACCTTGTAGATCTGCATTTAGTTGTGTAATTTGCAAAGCATTAAGATCAAGATCGCCTGGCTTCCATTGAGCGGCAAGATTATCCCAAGTAAGGATTTGTCCGTTGATAGGAGCGTCTGCACCTGATGTACTTACATCACCTAGACCGTCAATACTCTTAGATGCTAATTGTGCATCAAGATCAAATGACAAAAATGCTTCATCACCTACAACCCAGCCACCTGCACCACCGTTAGCACTTGAATCGTATTTTAAAATTTTGTTAGTAGCAACACCAGATACAGCATCAACATTAGTTAAATCATTTAGTTCTTGTGCAATATTAAGTGTTTGTGGTTCCCATGTGTTTCCAGTAGTGTTCCACGTTAGCACTTGTCCGTTAGCAACACCAGCAGTAACAACATCGGTTAAGTCATTTAATCCTACGTCTGGATTAATAAGTGTACCTGTTGATGATGATCCATCGCCAACGTATAATTTACCTGTGTCGGTAGTGTAAATGGGTTCACCCGTTGCTGAGGAGCCTACTAGGGCGTCTAACTCGGCTTGTGTACCTCTTCTAAATTTAAGTGCCATACTTGCTAACTCCTGATATCTGTTTGCTATATGTATTTATGCGAATTGACATCTTTCTTTATTCTTACTTATTTACGCATTTTAGCGTTTTTTAAGGCTTTAGTAACGCCTTTTTCAACATCAAGTTTGATCTTTTTACTGTCAATAGCGAAGTTAACGCCTGCAATCTCCGCGCCGTATGTATCAAATAATTCACGAATTTCCTTATTGAAGGACGTTTGAGTAGCATTGGTTTTTGTTTCTATAATCCATATTTTCTTGTTCTTGAAGCGAACTTCAATATGTTCTAGGTACTCTAGAGGTATTGAATCAATTTCAATACCCCTGAATACTTCTGGCCAATGTCTGATTACGTCTTCAGGAAGTTTAAGTTTCCTGGACCCCATCTAAGTTAAGCCTTGGCTTTTTTCTTAGTAGGTACAAGTTCCTCTGCTTGACGTCTTAGTTCTGCCGCTTCTTTACTTAATCTATCTGCTTGTGAGCGATATGATTTAGCAAGTGCTTCGTCACTTAACACATCTTCGGTTTGTTGAACATCAATTGGCTCTCCTGAAGGAGCAGTTACGTCACCAGTTGGTACTGATTGAGTAGTCTCTTTAGCCGTACTACCATCTGTGATAGCAAGGTCATCAATTGAAACACCTTTTTGTTCAGCAATGATTTTGTTCAACTCGTCTAACGAAACTGATGTAGTGTTAGTTGGAGTCATTTCAACATCTTTAGTAGGAACTTTAAGAAGTTTGCCTTGAGTATGAAACTTAGCCAACATAATTGAACCATCGCTTAAACTTGTACGAGCCATTGCTTCGGCAAGTTCGTTTGCTGATTGACCAGTTGGTGACTCAATTAACTGCATTAAAATGTCGTGATCTGAATCTGTTAGGTTTTCAGTTGACACAATCAATGCATGATTAGAATCACCAGGAAGAGTTCTGTACGCAACAGCAACTTTCCTTTTGTTTGTTTTTAATCTTCCAATATGCTTAATAGCCATTTTATTTCTCCGTTACAGGTTCGCCAGATAATGCCGCTGATGCATCAGCACCTGAGACTGGAACATCTTTCTGGACAGGTTCTTTTTCAGCCGCCTTAGCCGCGTCTGCCTGTTGTTTTTGTACTGACTGTAAAAATGTATCTAACTTATTATAAGTTGTACCTACAGCCGCTAATTCGTTGGCCTTAAATGCGCCACGTTGTGTAGCCACATCAATTACTGTTCTAAGAGTGTTTAGATCTTGAACGGTTAATTCAACTGCACCTGTGGCCGGTCCTGGTGCTGTTGCTTGTGTTGTTGTATCAGACATATGTCTTCTCCTTTGTTTAGTAATGTATATACTTTATTACTTATTTGTATTTTAAAAGAGGACACGCCAAAGCGAAATATGAAAGTTCCTTTGGATCCTCAAAACCGATTCTTAATCGGTGTTCTAAAGTATTATTCTGTTGTATTTGGATACTTTTACCAATGTAAAATCTACTCTTACAATGAGTGAGTATCCAATTTGTTAGTGCCTTTTCTAGATTATAATTTGGATGAATATCTAAGTACTCTAAATGAGGTCCTGGATATTCTAAACGTCTTAGTTTAAAATAGTTAAGCGGATTTGGTTTCAACTTCATAGTGTGTAGTTACTCCGAACGGTGCTTGTGTTTCTTTATTATGATGACTATGAATAACAAAGATAGTATCACAATAGTCAGGATCTCCCCAACCATCCCAAGTATATCCGTCAGTAAACATAATAAATTTCTTAGGAACAATATCGTTTTCTTTCATGTAATTCCAGTTACACATAAAGTCTGTGCCACCACCACCTACAACTTCATAAGATGTTAAATCGTTTGAAGATGCATCAAAGTCTGCTTCATTATAAACTTCTGTATCAAAGCACCAAACTTTAATATTAAAATCTTGGTATTGATCCATAATGCCTTGTACTTCTGAAAGAAATATCTTTGCTTGTTCGTCGCCAATTGAACCTGACATATCAATAGCAACACAAATATCAATAGTATCTTCAAAGTTCATACCAGGAAGAATAGCACCAGTATGCCAGCCTTTACGTGAAGGACGACTAAACGTAAAATCGTTCTTAATAGTTGATTGTATCTGTTGCTGAAGTAACTCTCTCCAGTTCATTTTAGGTTCAGTTAGATCTTGAATGATACGTGCAATTTCAGCAGGCATATTTCCAGCACCAGAACTTTGTGCTGAACTGATCATTGACTCTTTAATTTCATCTCGGATTTTACGTAGTTCTTCTTTGCTATAACTAGGTTTACCTTCACCTTTTTTATCACTATCTCCAGACTTGCTTTGACCTTGATTAGTACCATCTTGTTCCCAATCAACGTGCTCGTCAAGTAATTGACCTAGTTGTTTAAGTTCTTCTTCATCATATTTTTTATATAGTTCATCATAGATTTCTTCTGATGACATCGGATCATATTTAAAATCTTGATAAATTTGAATGTCTGCAGGCTTTTCACCAATCTTATCACGAACAAGAATGTTGTTAACTTTGTAGTCAGCCGCAATATTATGAACCATAGGATCACGTTTTTCTCTACGACCCATATGATCGTAAACGCAGTGTAGGATTTCGTGTGCAATTACAAACTCGATATTTTTGTTTGTAAGAGTTGAAAAGAACGCAACATTATAAAACAAGTTACGTCCATCTGTAGCGGCAGTTGGACACCAATCACTAGCGTCTTGTATCTTAAGACGTGTTGCCATATTACCAAAAAATGGGTGACGAAGTAGCAAACCTACTCTTGCAACAATAATTTTATCAAGAACTTCTGCACGAAGTTCGTCAGTAATTTCAACTTCTACTTTAGTTGCTTTTTCTAAAACAGTTGTATTTGCCATTATGTATTCCTCTCAGTGCCTTATTATGTATATATTATAGTATATTTAAGATGGAAAGTCAACCCCTAAAAAGATTGGGGAAACAGTGCTGTGAAAGGACTTACCAGCATAGCCGTTGCCTTTCTCAATGTTTTGGAACAACACTGCTCCCCCAAAAAGTTAAGAAGCCTGTGCGGCAGTTACATACTTGCCGAATTTTTCATGGAACTCATCAAAACATTCAACTTCATCTGGATCGATTGGAAGTTGATATTGGGTAAGAGCAAGTTTGATGCCCATTACTACCAATTCTGTATCAAAGTTATCCATTGCAAAACGTAAAAAGTTATCAACCATGTCGTTGAACTTTTTGTCGTTTTTGTCACTGGCTTCTTTTAGTTCATAGCAAAGTGAAACAGTCAAGGAATACATGGCACTGATTTCTCTAGTTTTCAATTCTTTCACCTTACCTGCTAAAATCTCTGAAGGATTAGGCAAGTCTGATGCCATCTTACGATGGGCCATAAACTTAACAGCAAGGCCTTCGCCTACTGCACCACTAACTAAATCAGTAGTGGTATTCTCGTCATCATCGTCCTCAAGAAGTTCGGACACAAATGACCAAGAACGCGGTGTAGCAAATGAACGACTTGGCGACTTAGGATCAAAGTCATACAAGTCTTTCTTGCTATATGTTAGATAACCGACAACATCTGTGTGAATGTTGTTTGCAGTTGCCCAACTAAACCAATCGTCAAAATCAACCTTAAGTTCTAAGTGAACAAAACGATTAGCAAGTGGCGCCGGCATCCTGTATGTGACGCCTTTATCTGCGTCTCGGTTACCCGCGGCTACAATTAGTACATTGTCCGGCAACACATATTGTCCAACTCTACGGTTAAGGATCAATTGATATGCCGCGGCCTGTACTGCTGGTGCCGCAGAATTCATTTCGTCTAAGAACAAAATAATGTTCTTATGTTTTTTAGCCAACTCAGCAGTTGGAAGTTCTTGCGGTGGTGCCCATTTCATTACATTGTCGTTTGCCGCATAGTAAGGAATACCTTTAATGTCTGTAGGTTCCCAAAGTGACAAACGAACGTCAATGACGTGTGCGTCTAAGTAATCACCAATTTGGTGAATAATGTCTGATTTACCAATACCTGGTGCGCCCCATAAAAATAATGGACGTTTCTTTTTGAATGCTCTAATAATACTCTTCTTTGCATTATTAGGACTAACAGTGCGAGTTGCGATATTTTCCATTTTGTATTCCTCTCTTTCAGTGCCTTAGTTAATTTCTAACTATGTTTATAGTATAGCATCACTAGGATAAAAGTCAACCGGTTTTTTATATATTTTGGTGAAAAAAATAGATTAAGATAGTTCTTCGTCTGCTCGTTTTAATGCTTTAGTTAAGCCGTATTTCTTAACATCACCACTAAAAAGATGTAATTCGAGTGCTTTCTTTTCGTCAAAAACTACTATCATTCTGTTAGTCAAGTAGTATGGACACGTAATAAATTGGTCTAACCAAATTACTGTGTTAGTTGTAAGTTCAAAATCTTGTGGGAATGGAACCTCATAGTCTGTGATTCCTATTTTTTCTGTAAGAAATAAGTAGCCTTTATCAGTAAGACGCAAGCCACCTGTTTCTTTTACTCTAGTATTTTGCCACCAAACAGATAGATACTGTTTCATAGTGGCTTCATTAATACTAATGTCTGCTTGTTTTAAGAAAACTTTTGTATAGGTTTCTTTCCAGTTCACTTTACCTTGCCTTCGCGTAGAAGTTTTTCTCTATTAGCCATATGCTTCATTTGTACTTCTTCTTTGCTTCCACCGAAGTATGCAACAGCATGACCTTCTTCTACAAGAATGTCTGTTACCATACGTCCGTCATTAGAAACAAAGTCTCCTAAGATACGTCCGAACTTGCCTTTCATATCTTCGCCATTCTTATTAACTTGTGTTTTTAGAATAGCAGTTTTATCTAGTAATTCTTTAAGACGTGCTTTAGAAGCAAGTCCGAATTTCTTTTCTACTTTGTCTCTGGTTCTTGATTCTGGTGTGTCTATGCCCATGATACGGACACGTTCATCTTTTAACCATACTCCAAATCCTAAGTCTATGTCTACGTCTACTGTATCGCCGTCCACGACTTTTACTACCTTTACTTTATATTCGTACATATTGCCCTCCGCCCTGTTATTGTACTATATTTCTTTAACTACATCTCCGTCTACTAATCTTACTACAGAAAATTGATCTGTGTTAAATAAATCGTTTAATTTTTTCGCTAAGTTATGTGCGTGTCCTGGATTTGAAAAAGATACTTTTTTGTATTTAGGTCCAGGAAAATTTGTTAGTGAATTTTGAGTTTTTAAGTTAAAAGGCTTACTTTGATAAAACACTGCCCAAATGGCTTCCGCGGCGAGTATCTGATCGCTCTTATATGTTTTCTTATCTATGTGTTCTAACAATACTGTTGGTTTAGGTCTTGACATAAAATATACGTATTCCTTTTAGTTAACTACGTATATATTTATCTTATTTCTCAGTAATTGTTATGTTAAATGCCGTCGTTATACGAGGTTCTGTTGTTGTTTGTTTAGGAATACTATGGTTTAAATAGGGTGGAAAAAATATCATATCGCCTTCTTGTGCGTTAGCATATACGACTTCTTTTGGCCATAGATTAGGTAGTTTTTCTACTACAGGAGTAGGTTGTGTACTTCTAATACCATCTTGTGAAGGGTTATAAAATACAGTAGGAGTGTGTATTGCAGTATCATATTTTACATAATGTACTGCACAAATTTGTATGGTGCGAGGACTTGATAGATGGTTATGTGTTTCTCCCCAGCCATCTTTACCAGTTACGTTATACCAAGCATCAATACCGATAGTCCAGTGATACTTGTCAGTATTAAATCCGTAATGACTAATAAATTTACTTATTGTAGGTTCATATTTTACAAACAGGTCATCCCAGTCTACTGCACGAGCACCTGGAAAATAATCGCTGTATACATTGCAAAAATCGCAATTAGGACCTTTAGTATTGAATTCGCTTTCTATATTTGAAACAAAGAATGATTTGATTTCGTCATGCTTATCAACCTTTACTTTATAGATATCAGTTGAAAAGAGTGTTTGTGTTTCCATTATTCTTTAAAGCCACCACCGTCCATCTCTAAATTGACGACTTCGTTTTCTTGACGAGTGGCATTATCGGCCACGAGTCTTTCTAGTTCTCCATGGAGTCTAGATTCAACTTGGCCGATTGTAAGTGCAAGTATTTCGGCTTGTTGCATATTAAGTTTAACATCTTTAGCATTAGATAATTTAGCAGACTTTACTTGCTGAATAAATTGTTCTAATGGACTTGTATTAATCGGTTCTTTTTGCATCTGCATTTGCCTTACTTAATTCTTGTCGCATTGTTAATTCATCTTTAAATGGACCTTTAGAAGTATAACCTTCAATAGTCATTAGTTTAGGACAAAAACTTCTTACCCAACCTTTATCGAATTTAATAATATAGTAACCTGCACAATATAAACTTTTACTTTTTTTACTCTTAGTAAACAAAGGAAGTTTACGTTTTACATCATACATTGCATTGTGTGGAATACAACTAGTTGGAAATCCTTGAACTTCTTTTTCTTGGGGTGCCTTAGTTGAAGTGTCTTTAACTCCCCATTCGATTTCAATATCGCTAGTAAGTTGTTTTTCGTTTTCGTAAAACTTAGTATGTGTATTACAGCAATACATATATGTCTTATCTTCTTGACGTGATAACGTACCAATACGTTCCCCGTCTTCTTCAATAATCCAGAATTTGTTTGCAACGATTGGGTTTGCTTTTAAATGTGTCATTACATTGCCTCCTTAAAAGTTTCAGAGTCTATGACTCTTACATTTATATCTGTATTGGCCGCGATAGCCGCATACAATCTTGTACGTCCATCAATTACAAAAGTTTTACCTTCTGTAGTCAGTAGCATTGGTGGTTCGCAATCTCCATTGATTACAGAGTCGATTATTTCTTCTAGATCAAACTCACGTTCTCTCATATGGCGTTTATCACGTTTTAACATAGACTTCACGAATGTATTTCTATAGTCTTCTGTACCGCTTGCTTCTTCAACTTCCTTTAGAGTATATTCATCCTCAGGTAAGTTTAGCAAGTTATTTAACCTTTTAATTTCGCTAATTTTTAGATTTTGGACAGATAGATTATCAATAATTCTACCCATCAGTTTACATACAAAGTCTCTTTTATGGTTATCCATTGGATTATCGGTACCAGTATCAAATGGTAAATTTTCTACAAATTTGATAATTTCTGGGTCACGTTGGCCGAATAATTCGTATGCATAAAAGTATCCTACTTCTTCATATATCATGCTTCATACCTTGCTTGTAAAGGTTCACTATAAGCCTGCACTTGATCTACAATTCTTTGTAAATCGTGCTTTGCACAAAATTTCATAAGTCTTAATCCAACTTGCGATACTGCTTCTACCTTAGTTGCTGTTGCAATAGTTTCTGCAATTTTAACTTTAATATCATCAGGCTGTGCAGATAAATCACAAAGTGTTACATTTCTAGTATAATCATCTAGTACACGATGCTCAACACCGTCATGATCTACCCAACGTTGTAGCATCATGTTATTCCAATTATAACCTTTACTATCTTTATCAGCATAGGCTTCTGTAAGACCTACTTTGTTCTTAGTACCTTTAACACGTACACCAGGATATGCACTAAACACATTGTCACTAGTATCGCCTCGCATACACTTTTCAAATAGTAACCATTGTGGATCAGGAGCACCTTTAGGCTGTTTAGTTTTCTTATCAATTACAGGTTGACCTTTTTTGTCAAAGTAACCTTCGTGTGTAATTGTAACATCTTGAATACCGTTATATTGTTTAACATTAGGTGCAATAAGTTGTGCAAAGTCACCGTCGGTTGAAATAATAACATGATTATCGTTAGGGTGTGATTGCACCCAACCTGCAATTAAATCATCTGCTTCAAGTTCAGGATGTTGTAAAACAGTACAGTTAGTTTTTGTAGTTACAAAATCTTTAAACTCATCAAACATTTCCCAGAAGACTTCCTCTTCTTCTTGCTGACTTGCAGTTAGTGCCGCACGAGCATCGCTTCTATTTCTTTTGTAAGGCTCGTAATAATCTTTACGCCAACTACGTCCTTCTAAGCAGAACACAACATGACTACCATCAAACTCTTGCCAAGCCTTTTTCAAACTACTAAGAGTAATATGAAATGCCATACCTACTTTATCTGTAAGGTTACCACGAATAACGTGCCTTGCTCTAAAGAATGTATTTGCTGTATCTACTAGAATATATGTCATTGTTTTATTATACTACCCTTTTGTTTGTTTGTCAACCTGTTGTTGTGATTTACTTTGAATATCTTCTAAGATATCTTTATTAATAAATGGAACAGCATTAAAAAACTCTGCATCAAAAGATCCAGTTAGTCGTAAATCAAATGCTACACTTACTCGAACATCGTCTTTAGTATACTTTTCTACATAGTGTGGTACGCAACTTGGAAAAATTACACAACCACCTTTTTTATTTGGTAATGCAATTTTTGATTCAGGATCAAATGCAGAATGATAAACAGTTTTAGTTTCATAATCATCAAGATGTACATTACCACTCAAGTACGAATCAGGTTGAGCACCATGGGCGTGTGAATCCATACCTTCATCTTTTCGTAAGATATTTGCCCAACAAACAATTTGTAGATCTTTTAATTCTAATTGCTGTTGTTTAACATACTCGAGATATGAGTATCTTAAGAATGTTAGCAATTCACTAAAAGCCGCCTCTTCCATCTTTAAAAGATTATAACGTCCAAAGCGTGTAGTGATATGATTTTCATCTAATCCAGTACCACCGCTATTAGAATATTCTAAATTTAAAATAGTTTTTTCATTGTTTACAATCCACTCACGACATTTATCAACATGATCGAGATCAGTCCAGTTTGTTAACCAAAGTGGAATATTCCAACTTGGTGCAAACTCTGTTAGAGGGTGGTAACTTTTAATTCTAATTAATGACATTATTTGACCTCCGATTTACCGTCACCTAAATTTTTTGTATTAATAAAACCTGCTCCTCGATTAGGATCATGTCCTTCGTCTTCGAGTACATTTCTAGCAAGATCTTTAAACCACAAATCAACAATTTCTTCATTGCTCTCACCAGCATAACCAGCATCAAGCAGTTGCTCAATAAATTCATTATTCCAATCGAGTTCAAAGAATCCGTTTCGAATGTTGTCTTTATTAACTTGTGTATCAAGTACGCCAACCCAAGGTTTTTTAGCCTTAGTTGCCGCCTCCTTCTCTTTCATCATTAAGTCACGATGAGAAAGTTCTGTTGTATTAGTTTGTTTCTTTTTAAACATATTTTTAAGTTTATCCATCATAATAGTCCTTTCTCTCTTAATTCATCATCAAGAGGTTTACTTGAGTGTTTTTTCTTAAGTTCCCCATGCGTTGCCGAAGATGTCGACGTGTAGTCTTGGGGTGTAACGCCAGCCCCGCTCCATTGCCAATTCTGCGACTCGTCTAGTGTTGAGGGTGTATTCTTCCGATCTGCCCCCCAACGGCATGATATAAACTGGAACATCGATCCCAGCGTCACGATATTCTTGAACCGCTTTGGTAACTTCATCCACGTCCATGTTATCAGCAACAACAAATTTAAAATACATATTACTATTAGGTACATCAAAGTAACTACGAGCAATATCGGGATTGATAGCATCACCCCAAGACTCTCCGCTAACGGAAAGTTTCGGACTGCAACTAAAAGTGACTTCAAATCTGTCTTGAGTTTCCAAGTATTGTTTGAAATCATTGTGTAAAGTTTGTGTTGTATTTGTTTCAAATGTAACATTTTTTAAGTCTCGCATTCTTGGGTGTTCGAATAATTCCTTGTAAAATCGTTGCCAACCTAACAAAGGTTCACCACCCGTTAAAATAAAGTGTACATCTTGACCATTATTCATAGTCCACTTGCCTTCTGGAGTTAAACTAAGAATATGCTCTACTACTTCATCAACAGTTTTATCTTTCATAAACTTTTTAAATTCAGGATAGATACTTGCATATGTGTCACAACCTGTATGCACAATAGGCAACTCATGAAAAGTATCTACCTTCTCAGTAACACCTTCATCTAAAAGTTTACGTACCTCTGGGTTATACTTAACACCAGTTTCTCTCATTGGAGTACCTCTAGGCAACCCAAAGTTCATACAACGAAAGTTACAACCAAATGTTCTTAAGAACACACTAGGGACTCCAACAAACTTGCCTTCGCCCTGTACACTATAAAATGCTTCTGAATATCTTAGTTTCATTCTTTCACCTGTACCAATGGCTCATTATAATATGCGTCGTGATAATCACCATTTTTTTGAAATTGTCGAATAGTAGTATCTTTAACAAGCATACCATCTTTAACTGTGTAGGTAGTGTATTCTACTTTGATTACACCTTCCTTGCTTCTTTCAATATGTGATTTCATAGGTCCTTCTGTTATCATCTTGGTGCAAACTCCTGTTGTAATTTAATATTATCCATAAACTCTTTTTTAGTTCCTGCATCTTCTTTAAAACTACCTTTTAGTACAGTTGTTTGAGTTAATGAACTATGCGCCATAATGCCTCTATTTTCACAACAACCATGTGTTGCTTGAATGTATACACCTAAGTGTTTTGCATTAGTAGCCTTTTCAATTTCACGTGCAATATCATTTGCAAGTTCTTCTTGTAGTGTACCACGTCTAGCACACCACTGTGCAATACGTGTATACTTAGAAAGTCCAATTACTTTTCCATTAGGAATAACGCCAATATATGCTACTCCTGTTACTGGTTGATGGTGATGCGAACAAACACTTTTAAGTTCGCTTCTTACAACAAGCATACCTGTGTAAGCATTTTCACCTTCGTTTGGAAACGCTGTTGCTGTAGGAATCTTATCATAACGTCCTTGCATTAGTTCATTGTAATACATTTTTGCAAGACGTTTAGCAGTACCATGACTGTTAGGATCGTTTTCTCTATCGATAATAAGTGCGTCTAGAACGCCTTCAAACTTTTCCGCGGCTTCGTCAATTAGTTTTTGTTTTTCACCTTCATAGATGAATTCACTAATATTGTCACCCGCCCAATAACGCTTGTTTGCGTCCTTAATTCTGCGTGTTACTTCTTCATATTTTTTCATTTACTTCTCCGAGTTATAGACGAGGATGTCTACTATGTTTTACATTATATACTTTATTTAGGTTTTTGTCAAGTATATTATGCACTTAAAAATACTTTTTGAGCATTTCAATTTGATCATCGTATTCTGCTACAATGTTCAATTCTTTTTCAATTGCTTCCAAAATGTCTGGATGTTCGCCAACTCCTGCGGCTCTTTCCAAATATACTTCGACATTCATTTTGTGTTTTGCAATATGACCTTCTGCGTGTTTAATCATAGCCGCAATCATGTTTTCTCTATTATACATTAGTTTACCTTTCCAATTTGTGTTATAAATTCCTTTGCAATAAGAGTGTGTGCTTCTTTATTGAAGTGTTCGTCATCTATTGTAAAAGAATCTATAGAGTTTTTACTTTCCAAAAACTGTAATACGTTTTGGTTAGCAACTTTACCGTAAGAACAGTCTCCAAGCATATTTAGATCTTTCGGGAGCCAAGTGTCCTCGTTTATGGTAAAGATTTTTAACTTTGCGTTGTTTTCTTTGCAAAGTATATTCCAAAGATATATTTCTTTGAAAAATTCTCTTTGTGCAGTGACAGACATTAAGTCATACCATGCTTTAATTCTTTGATATCCTTCTGTTTGTATATTTGGTTGTTGTAAATCAAAAGGTTCAAAAGTAAAACTAATTGTCGGATCTATAGCATAATCACCTGGGACCGTTATTCTGCTTCCGTCAAAACTTTTATTTTCATCGTCCCACATATTAATATTGTAACAATCGATGCGTCCTTTTGTTTCTTCTAACTTCATATGACGTTCAAGTGGAACTATGTTTTCATAATGACAAGGATTTTGAAATCCAAATCTAAATCTATTCCAATATGTTTGCTGTATTACAACTTCGTCTATATCATTGTATTTTTTAAACAGAAAAGCAAGACGTTCACTGTAATCATACCAACCTCTACCAGGACAAGCAAAAATCACTCCGTCTTTGTTTTGATTGTTAATATAAATTTCCGCCCAGTTGTTATCATTCCAACGGTCACGTGTACCTTTATGTTGGAGGTAACTATACCCTGCACTATGACTACAACCTATTACTGCTGTTCTCAACATCCAACTCCGTCAATAATATCGTCGATATCTATTTGATTAGGATCAGGAACTTTATATTTTTGCATATGTGGAATAACACCTCTAACTCCACCACGTGGATCTTCTATATCACCTTTGCGTCTTGGAATTAAATGTACGTGAGGCCACATAACAGTTTGACCTGCTTCTACACCTACGTTTTGTCCAATGTTATATGAATCGCAATAACCCTTTTGTACCCAATCATACCCCCAAGAATAAGCGGCTTTATAACATTTTGCTAAATGATCCCAGTCTTCTACTTTAGGAACAAAAAGAACATGGCCTTCCGTTACTGGAAATCCATCTTTGAACACAACAAAATCTCTAGTGTCAATTAATACATCTTTCCAAGGTATGTCTTTAAACTCCATTATACTTTCCACTCCATTTTTTCTTCTATAGCATGACGAGCACCATGAATATAATCTTTGTCCTCATCAACCATTACTGACCAAAATTTAGTAATAGTTCTAATATGTTCTTCAACTTCTTCCGAATTTGTTAAATGGTAGTTAGTTTCCATCCAATGTTGTAGAACATCCATACGTTCTTTTATCTTAACTTGTATAGGATTGTCTAAATTATAATCAGTCATTAAATATTAAAACTCCTGCTTATAAAAATAGCAATAGTAACCCTTACCATTAGTATCGCCACCGTCGTTGTTTAATTCTTCACCATCATACTTTATAGCATATACAAGATCTTCACCATTAGGTGCTTCGCCAATACAGAACTTTAATTTTTTTGGATCAAACAATCCAGGTGTAGTAAACCCTGCATTAAAGAATGTGCCTTTTTCTGCACTATAAAATTGACAAATATACTTTCCTTTTTCAGGATACCTATCACCGTATTCGTGATTTTCATCATAACATTCTACATACTCGTCATCGGTGGAATGTGTTTCTGAAGTTTCGTTCATCCACTCACTTAGTTCTTGTCCTTCAACAACATCTTTAATATGTTTTGCGTTATATTCGTCACTATCTACTTTTTCAATAGTAAGATAAGCACTGTCAAGACTTAGACCCCAAGTATGATCAAATAGGTCAATTGGTTCATACCAAGTAGCACCTATTTCGCCAGTATCGTCGTGCATGAACATTGCTTCTTTAGGAATGTCTTTTGCGTTAATATCTTCGTACTCGTTATCTTCGTTTACTTCAATAATTGATTTATCTTCAGCACTTGTAATGTAATGAATCGCATTACTATCACCGTGTTCCTTTGTAATTGGATACCAATAATCAAATGCTTCTTTTGAAATATGCATATAAGAACATTCAGAACCATATCCACTTAAAGAAAGTCTATAATGGTTTGGGCCTTTAATTTGCTCTACTAAATCTTGTTTTTCTTCTGAAGTTGCCATTATGCTTTACCTTCACTATTAATACAAACTGCTTGTGTACCTTTAGGAAAATACCCTGTATTAACACCTAATTCATCTAGTAAAATTTCTCTACCTACAAAGCATTGTTCCATAGTGTCAAACTCATACCATGCTTCAATTACAGGTTCTTTAGTATCTTGAACTGGGTTAAACATTAAATTGATAAAAACTAAGGTCCACATTATTGGTATACTCCTACATTTTCCCAAGGATATACTAACCATACATCCTCTTCTGCTTTGTTTACTTCATCACAAGAGTATGACACGCCGTCAAAATTACTGCTTAGGTTTTCCGTTAGTACTGCGAACCGAACATTATTACCCCATACTTTATCCCATTTAGGCGAGTTAGGTAAGCACCCACTTTGCCAGTCTTGTTTAATCCAATTAAATGTAGAACCAGTATCGTTGATATCATCTACAATAAGAATTTTCTTTTCTAGTGGACCACCTGTTACTTTGTCGGCGTCATCACTTACATAACCATATGCATCTTCTGCCATCCATAAGTTACTTTCTTGATGACTTTCACCATCACGCAATGCTACTTTGATTGCTTCGCAACGAATGCCAGTCATGTTTGAAATAATAGTAGCAGGAACATTACCACCACGTGTAATGCCAACAATATAGTCTGGCTTCCAGTTATCCTTATACATTTGTGTAACTATATTTGTACACATTACTTCTACATCGTGCCAAGTATAATAATGTTTCTTAATCATTTTTTGCTCCAATACCTAAGTATTTTTCATTGTGAATCCATTTATATCCACGTTGTGTAATATCATTACCTTCTTTTATAAAAGGTAAAAATCCCCATTCCTTTTGTTTACGTCCCATGTAAAACAAACTCCAGCATGGAATTTCATTACCGTCTGCATCTTTAGCAAGTTCTAGCCAATGTAGATCATCAGCAGTACGCATACGGAAATGACCAGGACCACGCCATACTCTTGTAGAACCACATACATTTCCTTCCTGCGAACGAAGTGGAATATGTTCCCAATAGCCGCCTTTTAGAATAAATGTAGCATATCCCCAAGGATGATCATGCAATGTAGGTTCATCGCTTACAAGAATCTTATGTAATGTAATATTAAAAGGAAAGTTCTTACGTTCTTTTAAAAATAGATAATAACGGATAAGGTATGGAACCTTCCCGTCTCTATCTGTAATTACTCGACGTCTTCCGAGTTTGTCCATTATTTTAGAAAGGAATGTCATCATCAGTTGTCCTACTGTTATAGTCGTCTTTACATAAATTATAAATTTCTAAAAATTTTAAGTACTGCAATTTTAATGCAGGATACTCTTCAATCATTTTTTCAATTTTGTATTCACTTGGCCAAAGATCGCTATGTGTATTAAAATCACTTGTTACTGAAAAACTGCCATCAATAACATAATCTCCAGAATAAGATGCAGTACCAATGTCTATACTGTAAGAAGGTTTCGCACCGTCTACTTCGCCTGTCTCTGAACTAAGTGTAATAGTATAATCTTTAGTATCATCCATTTTTAATTGACTCGTATAATGCTTTTCCTGAAAAGAAGTCTTTTTGTAACTTATGTACTTGTTGTTGCAAGGGAATTATATAGTTTTTATAGTTTTCCATATAGTCAACAATTTTATCCATAATTTGTTTTTTGTTTAATTGATAAGTTTCATAATCCTGAGTCCAAACACTAGGGTACTTAAATTCATCTAGAGCCATTTCAGAATAACTTAAACGATCTGGAACCATCGGAATAGCATCTACAAGTGCTCCTTCATACCAACTAATACCAAGTGTTTCTTGTAGGTTAGCACTAAACACAAGTTTAGCCTCTCCAAGTAAATTATGATATTCGTTCTTTGATAGTTCACGTTCTTGACAAACAATAAACTCATATTGCGGCATAGAATCTGCTAAGTCTCTGAAAATTTCTATTTGTTTTTCTGGAGCAATTCTGTGCGGAAATAAAATCTTATTCTTCTTCACCATATTTTTATATGGAAATAAATTGCTATCTAAATACTCCATAGGCCAACCTACACGTACTGGTTCATGTTCTACTGTAATCTCTCTAAAAGATTCCTCAAACAAATTTATATGAAAGTCTGTAGCAAAAAAGTTGTCGTCATAGCATTCATACATCGAACGCTCTGCGTTACGTACCCAAGGCTTGTCACCTATAAGTCTGCCCAAGAAGTCGTGTGGATCATAACTACCAGCGTGCCAGAGACCACCAATGCGAATGTTAACACCCAGTAACTCTGCCATGTAGCGTAGTTGTATAACTGTAGGATTCCAGGCATCAGTATATAAAAAATAATCGCCATTTTTGATTTCGCCATTACAGAACATTTCTCCAATAGTTTCAAGTTGTTTACTTTTATATACATTAGTGCCTCCAAAGTTAAGAAACGCCCCAGGTGTTGTTGCCTGAGGCGTCTCTCCTCCACTAATAACTTCAACATCTATATTGATATATTTCTTCAGTTGATTAGGAAGGTGTTCTTTCCATTGCTTAGTATAGCGTGTATCTACTGCTTCAATATCAACAATATAGACTGTCATAGTTATTTTCTCCTTTGAAAATTAGTTTTTCTACGTTCGCCATTAAATGGCTTACGTTCACCATTAGCAACCCAACGTGGGCGTTTGCCTTTAGTAAAGCCGACGTACATACGCCATGCTTCGCTTTTGTTGTTGTACAAATCACGTTCGTCAAACATGAAAGACCGCTTGTAACCAATTGTCCAAGCACGAGCGCAGAACTCTTTAAACTTCTCAAGATCTGCATGGACCTTGTCATAGGCCTCTTTATTAAACTTAATTGACATTTTACTTTTACCTTAAAGTTTTGCATACTCAATATGGGCACCGTTCTCTCCATCTTCGGAGACATCGATGTGGACTTCTCGTCCAGGGTGTTTAGCAATAATTTGCTCGTACAAATCATCTGCCATCATTTCACAACTTTTATAATCTAGTTCTACTGTACCATCTTGGTATAACCTCTCTAGCCATCGTTTGAATTGAATAAATTCGATATCACGATCGTTGTGTGTCACTGTAATACCGACCTTAAAATGGAATATGTGTCTGTGGGGATATCCCAAAAACGAAACATCATATTCGTCACCTGTTGCAAGACTAGGATCATCTAGTGCCGCAGGATACTTATGGATACCTTCTTTCTTGAAAGTTACCCAAATCATACGCTTTGCATTTTTCATAATTGCCTTTTCGTTATCTTGTTTCATCATTCTTAATATATAATTGTGATAAGATTCTCTTGTATTGTTCATTAATAATACAACCTTTCTTACTCATTGTCAACCGGAATATCATCTTTATATTTGGACCAGTTAGTAAATTTTGAACGATCCATTAAGTCGTGTAGGCTATGACACCATACACCTGGATTAGATTGTTCAAAACCTTTGTCGTCAATCTTAACCATTGTGTTATAATTCCATTGTTCAATATATGGAATTACTACACGTAGTTGTGGAATAAAATTATCATATTCAATTAATCCACCTTCTAAGAACCATTCTAAATTAATAGTACTTGGAATATCTAATGAACACATATACCCTTCTTTTAGAAACTGTGTAATATATGTTTCCCAATTATCAAAGTCTTCTTCTGTAACAGGATTATATGAATGATTAGCACCAAAGAAGATATGCTTACATTTGTTTTTATGATAACAATCAAAAATGTCATCGTCATCTTGAATACCAGTAACAAACAATGTTTTTAATCCGAATGCAGGAGTCTTTTCAACTTCTACACCTGTAAACAAAATTATGTCTTCTGATGTGCCTGTAGAGTAATCACGTTTCATTTGTTTGGTCCTTCTTGAGTTTTTCGATTTGTTCTTTGATGTGCAACTTTTCTTTTTTCATCTTACTGAGCATAGGATCGTCTATATATCTACTATAACATAACTTAATCTCATTGTCAAGATCTTTATGTTTTCTAATTAAACTTTCAATCCTTGTTTGGTCACTCATTCTAAGACTCCTCTAGTTCTTTAAGTTTATCCTCTTCTGCATCAGTAAAAACACCATCATCATGTGTAACTTCTTCTGTAGTTGTAGATTCATCTACTTCAAAAAGATTATCAAAATACGTTTGTGCATTAACAGTCTTTTTACCAATTGCTCCTCTAGTTCCTGGTATAGACATCCAGAATCTTGAAAACTCTTCGACTACCGCGTTTGCTGTGTCTCTGTTGTCAGTTGCAAATATTGCTTCCACAATATCTCTAAAAAACAACCTGTCAAAGCGTTCTTCGACAAGCATCGCAGGAACTCTTCCCGCATCATATTCTCTGTTTGCTTCTTGTACTGCATTAATGTGACTCCATACATTATGACCCATTTGGATCGCATAAGAAAAACTATCCCATGATGTTTTTCCTTCTTTACCTATTTTATTTAGGTCGCCTGGTGCATAGATACAAATATCTTTTGCTTGAAGATTTGCCGTAATTGGCGAATCTTTAAAACTACTATGCTTACCTTCTCTTACAAATGCTTGACTAAACGGAGTTGTATCAGTTGCAAATGCCTTATTATCAATACTAGGCACCATTCTGTACACCCACTTTTTTCTATCCTGTGTTTCAAGTTCACAATAAATTTGACCATTAGCAGTTGCTAAGAACGGACTAGCACAGTCAAATGTAATCATAAAGTTTTCATTATGATACTTTCGAACTGCTCTTTGAATGTCAGTTAGTAGTGTCGCCCATTCTAGTTTTGATGTACCCAAGAAGTGCATTACATCATGTAAACCTTTTTCAAGTAATCCATCAAATCGTAATGCTACTAGACGTTTAAGTACTAGATGCACATCACACATATTCTGACCACCCATTGACCACCCATTAAAGTGATCTGTATATTTCTTAGGATCGCAGTAGTCTTTCATCTGTTGATACCAATCTTCAGCATCAGCGTGATTTTCACCTTGTAGTACGTTTAGGAACTTACAAGCACCTGTACGATTCTTCATAAAGTAATCGTTATTAATGCGTGTAGCATTTACAGCATCTTGATAGTTGTCAATACCTGTTGCTTTTGCACCAGCAGGTGAACGTGCCACCCAAGCCGGAATATCAAGGATCATTCCATAGTCCATATAAGCATCCATCCACGCAAGAACTTGTTCACGTTTCTTTTTTGCTTTAGGACAATTAGGATCTTTCCAATCACCTTCCCATACGCCCTTACCAATCTGGAATCCACCTGAGTCACCTAACAACCAACTGTTGTTACGATCTCTGTTACGGATCATATCTTCTTTAGGTGCGTCCTTGTTAATATCAAGTTCTGCGTGTCCTGCGGAATATAGACTCCATTGATAATTGAATAGTCCTTTTTGTTTGTTAAACCAATTAAGACTTTCCATTTCGTTGTTTGGAAAAGGAATACGACTTTTGTCTACGTATTCTTCACGACGTTGCTTACCGATAAACGTAGCATAGAAGCCACTAATTGCCGGAAGAAAGGTTGCGTAGTCTTTTTGTTCTTTTGTTAAGTCGGTATTCAAATTATTCTCCTATTATCCAAAGGCTTTAATTGCTAAAAGCGGAACAAGCCAAGGATAAACTAAATGTTCTATTAGTTCGTATATTACTAATACTGTT